ATGGGCAATGACGAGACGCGGCCGCTGGCATTTGTCCTGACCGCAAGGCAGGCCCAGTGCCCGCCGCCTGGCGACTGGCGCGGCTGGCTGGCGCTTGGCGGGCGCGGGTCAGGCAAGACGCGCGCCGGGGCGGAATGGACGCGGGTTTCTGCGCTATTTGGCGGCTGCGGCTCCATCGCGCTGATCGGGCCGACCCTGCACGATGTGCGCGAGACAATGATTGACGGGGTCTCCGGGCTCTGCCGGATCAGCCGTCCCGGCGAAGAACCGCCGGCCTATGAAGCGTCACGGCGCCGGCTCGTCTGGCCGAATGGCGCGGTGGCGCAGGCCTTTTCTGCTGAAGACCCCGATAGCCTGCGCGGTCCGCAATTCGATGCAGCCTGGTGCGATGAAGCCGGGGCCTGGCGTCAGGACATTGCGACATGGGACATGCTGCAGCTTGGCCTCCGGCTCGGCCGGCGTCCGCGTTCGGTGATTACCACAACACCGCGGCGCACGCCCCTGATCCGCCGTTTGATGAGCGATGCCGACATCAGCGTGACGCGCAGTTCGACGCGGGACAATGCCGGCTTCCTCTCGCCGGTCTTCCTGGCCCATATCGAAGCGAGCCTTGGCGGCACGCAGCTTGGCCGGCAGGAGCTGGAGGGCGAATTCATCGATGTCGAGGACGGTGTCTTCTGGACCCGCGCCATGCTGGAAGCGGCAAGGGCGGGGGCCTTGCCGGATACCTTTGCCGATGTCGTGGTGGCGGTCGATCCGCCGGTCAGTATCGGGGCCGATGCGGATGCCTGCGGCCTTGTCGCGGCCGGGACTGCAAATGCCCCTGGCGGGGGCGCGCATTTCTGGCTGATCGAGGATGCAACCATTCAGGGCTGCTCGCCGGTGGTGTGGGCGCAGGCAGCTGTAGACCTTGCCGAACGTGTGGGCGCGAGCCGGATTGTGGCCGAAGCCAATCAGGGCGGTGAGCTGGTGCGCAGCGTCTTGCGCGCGACGGGAAGTCTGCTGCCGATACAGCTTGTCCATGCCCAGCTTTCAAAGTCGGCGCGGGCCGCGCCGGTTCTTGCCCTCTATGAGCGGGGCCGGGTGTCCCATGCCGGGCATTTTCCCGACCTTGAAGACCAGATGCTGGAGTTTGGCGGCGCGCAGGCCTCGGGATCGCCGGACCGCGTGGATGCCCTCGTCTGGGCGATTGCGACGCTGGAAAGTGCCGTCGGTCGGCAGCCGCGCATCCGTCCGCTTTGAGATCATTTGAGGACGGCGCGAGCCGGTGCCGTCCGAAAGGCCCGTTACGTCTGGCTCAAACCCGTTTCGTCCGACCGGGAGGGCTCACCGGCTAGACATGTCTCAACGATGCAAAAGCCGGGGCGGGCAGGCGAGCCAGGTGCCCGGTGACCAGAGGAGAGACACGGATGAAATGGCCCTGGCAGACGGTCGAGACGCGCGCGGCGCATACCTCCTTCATTGCGCTGGCCAATCTGCCGGGGAGCGGCTGGGGCCAGACCGATGCGGGAAGCCTGATGCGTGATGGCTTTGCCGGCAATGCGATTGCCTATCGCTGTGTACGGATGATCGCCGAGGCGGCCGCCTCTATCCCGCTTTCGGCGTCAGATGAAAGTGTCGCCGGCCTTCTGTCGCGTCCGGCACCGGAGGCGGCGGGAAGGGTTCTGCTGGAACGGCTTTATGGCGACTTGCAGATTGCGGGAAATGCCTGGGCCGAGGCGGTGACGCTGCCGGGGGAGACCGCGCCCAAAGGCCTGTTCGCCCTTCGCGCGGATACGGTGCGACCTGAAACGAATGGGGAAGGCGGGCTGATCGGATGGGCTGTGCGCAAGCGGCGAGGCGAGCGTGTCATTCACCGAGAGGCCGATGGCTGGAGCCCTGTCCTCCATCTCAAACTCTATCATCCCTCGGATGGGGTCCTCGGGTTTTCGCCCATGGCGGCGGCGCGAAAGGCGCTGGACCTGCACAATGGCGCGGCCGCCTGGGCCAAGGCGCTGATCGAGAATGCAGCCCGGCCCTCCGGCGCGCTGGTCTATGGCGGTGACGGAGCGAGCCTGACGCCCGCCCAGTTCGACCGCCTCAAGGAAGAGCTGGAAAGCGCGCATACCGGCAAGTTCAATGCGGGCCGTCCGCTGCTGCTGGATGGCGGCCTCGACTGGAAGCCGATGTCGCTGTCGCCAGCCGAGATGGACTTTGCTGGCACACGCCATGCCGCTGCGCGGGAGATCGCGCTCGCCTTTGGCGTGCCGCCCATGCTGCTGGGTATTCCGGGAGATAATACGTATGCGACCTATAAGGAGGCGAACCTCGCTTTCTGGCGTCTCACCATCCTGCCGCTGGTCCAGAAAGTGGCCGACGCGCTGGGCGTCTGGCTGTCTGGGCGGTTCGACGAGGTGACGGTCAAGCCCGAGCTGGACGACGTGCCGGCCTTCTCTGCAGAGCGCGACGCGCTCTGGGCGCGCGTGGATGCGGCAAGCTTCCTCAGCGCAGCAGAGAAACGTGCGCTGGCGGGGGTCGAGCGATGATCGAACGTAAGCTGACAGCCGGTTTCTTGCTGGCGCTGGCAATCCAGACCGGCGGTGCGCTGGTCTGGGCCGGGGCGGCGGCTGCGCGCCTTTCAAGCCTGGAACAGCGCGCCGAGATCGCGCGGCCCATAGGCGAGCGGCTTGCCCGTGTGGAAGCCAATCTCGAGGCCATCGAGACCCAGCTCGGCCGGATCGAGATGCGGCTGGAGGCGGAGGATGAGTAGCGCCCCTGTCCTGATCGAGGGGTATGCGGCGCTTTTCGGTGTGGCGGACCTTTCGGGCGACGTGGTGCGGGCTGGCGCCTTTGCCACGAGCCTGCGGCGGGGCGGTGTCCCCATGCTGCTTCAACATAGAAGCGGCGCCGTCTCGGGCAGGTGGACCCGGATTTTGGAGGATGGGCGCGGCCTGTTCGTCCGTGGACTGATTGATCATGATGAGGCGCGGTCTCTGGCCAATGCCGGGCTGTGCGGGCTGTCCATCGGCTTTCGCGCCCGCCTCTGGAAGCCGCGCCCGGACCGTGGGCGCGACCTTATCAGCGTGGAGCTGGTCGAGATTTCGCTGGTGGCCGCGCCGATGCAGCCGCTGGCCCGGTTCAGACAGATTGGAAAGGCCGCACGGGCGGCCTGAGAGAGGAGAGACATGACCAAGGAAACAAAAATGGCGAGCAGCAATGAGGCGGCGCTGGCCCAGGATATGATGACCGCATTTGAGGCCTATAAGCAGGCCAATGATGAGCGTCTGGCTGAGATCGAAGCGAAAGGCAGCGCCGATGCGCTGCTCGATGCAAAGCTGAAAAAGCTCGATCGCCGGATCGACGAGATCAGCCTGAAAGCCGCACGCCCGGATGAGGGCGCCCCTGCCGCCACGGGCGGCGAGCGTTCCGAAGCCTGGGCCCGTTATATGCGCACCGGGGATGAGAGCGGGCTCTCGCACCTTGATGTGAAATCGCTTTCGTCCGGGACAGATGATCAAGGTGGTTACACCGCGCCGCCGGAGCTGGACCGGCTGATCGAGGCGCGCCTGATGCAGGCATCGCCGATGCGTCAGATTGCGAGCGTTCGCCAGACCACGGCCGGTGTTTACCGCAAGCCGGTGAGCCTGGGTGTGGGCGCGGCCTGGGCGGGGGAGACCGATGTGCGCCCGGAGACAACGACGGCAGGTCTCAGCCTGCTGGAGTTTCCGGCTGGTGAGCTTTATGCGATGCCCGCAGCGACGCAGACCCTGCTTAATGACAGCTATGCCGATGTCGATGAATGGCTGGCCGATGAGGTCGAGGCGGCCTTCTCTGTCCAGGAGAGCAAGGCGTTTGTCGACGGGGATGGAGATGGCAAGCCGCGCGGCTTTCTCGACTATGATGTCGTCGCAGAGGCCAGCCATGTCTGGGGCAAGATCGGATCCGTCGCGGGCGACTTTACCGCAAGCGATGCAGGCGACCAGATCATCGACCTGATCCAGACGCCGAAAAGCCAGTTCAGGGGCAATGGACGCTTTGTCATGAATCGCCGGACTGTGGCATCCATCCGTAAATTGAAGGATGGTGACGGGCGGTATCTCTGGCGGCCGGGGGTGAATGGCGAAGGCCAGACGATCTTCGGTTATCCGGTCACGGAGCTGGAAGACATGCCGGATATCGGCACGGGAAACGCGGCGATTGCCTTCGGTGACTTTCGCCGTGGCTATCTGATCGTCGACCGCCAGGGTGCGCAGGTGCTGCGCGATCCCTATTCGGCAAAACCCTATGTGCTTTTCTATACGACGAAGCGCGTTGGCGGCGGCGTCCAGAACTTCGACGCGATCAAGGCGATGGTCTTCTAGGATAAGCTGAGGACAAGGCTGGCGTTCCCGAGACGAGCGGGACGCCGGCCGGCATCGCCCGACCTCCCATTCAAACAACTGGTATCAATATGACAACGACGGTCATTACGCCGCCGGATGAAGGGCCTGTGTCTCTTCAGGAGGCGAAATCCTATCTGCGCCTTGGCCATGATGGTGAGGACGCTCTTGTGTCTTCACTGTTGGCGAGCGCCGTTTCAGTCGTGGAGGAGGCCGTTGGGCTAAGCCTGGTGGCGCGTACCTTGCGGCGGAGCTTCAATGACTGGCCCCGTGAGCTTCTGTGGCAACGCGAAATGCGCCTGCGGCCCGGACCGGTCAAAACGCTTCTGGCCGTGCGTGTTGTTGACGGATCAGGCGATGAAACGCTGCTGGCTGAACGCTTCCGGCTTGAGGACGGGCGGCTGAATGTCTCCCGCCGGTCCGGACTGCCCGTCATTCCTGAAGGCGGACGGGCCGAAATCGACTTTGTTTCGGGCTTTGGCGCTCCCGCAGATGTGCCGGGTGACCTCAAGCTTGCGGTGCAGATGGTCCTCGAAGCCGCGTACACACGGCGGGGCGAAGATGTGCCGTCCATTCCGGAGAGTGCGGCCTCGATTGTCTCGGCGCGCCGGGAGGTGCGGCTATGAGCGCTGACGGTATGTCCACCGGGATGGAAGCGGACCTGCAGGGCGCGTTGCTGGCGGTGCTGCGCACGGATGCCGCGCTCCAGTCCAGCCTGGGCTCGCCGGCGAGGATTTTTGATGCAGAGACGGAGTCGCCGGTCTTTCCATGCATCGAACTCGAGCGCCACGAGGTGCGCCCACGCGGTGCTTCAGGCGCAGACGGCGAGGCCCATACGCTGAGTTTTGGTCTGCGCTCGCGTAGTGGCGGGCGGGCTGAAGCCATGCGGCTTCTGGGAGGGCTTCGCCGGGCGGTCGAACGCGCAAGGCCCGGTCTTGCAGGTCAGCGCATCGTGTTGGTCCAGCCGGTCTATGCCGACGTCATGCGCACGCCGGACCTCAGAGAGTTCCGCGGTATACTTCGTGTACGTATTATAACAGAGGAGGCGGTCTGATGGCAGGTCAGAAAGGCCGCGATGTCCTGATCAGGATATCGGACGGCGCCGAGCCGGAGAGCTTCAACACTGTAGCGGGCGTTCGCACCAGCACGTTCGAGCTGAACCAGAAGGGCGTCGATGCGACCAGTATGGAAAGTCCGGACGGGTGGCGCGAGCTGCTGGCGGGCGCCGGGCTGCGCTGGGTGCGCGTGCGCGGGCGCGGCCTGTTCAAGGATGCGGCCAGCGACGAGCGGATGCGGGCTGTTTTCATGGGCGGTGAGCTCTGCCGCTTCCGCCTGACCGTTCCGGGGCTGGGTGAGCTGACCGGGCCGTTCCAGATCTCGCAGCTTGGCTGGGGCGGCACGCATGATGGCGAGGCGACCTTTTCCATCGACCTGCAAAGCGCCGGCGCGATTTCCTTTGAGGCCGCATCATGAACGGGGCGCGCGGAGAAGTTGCCATCATGATCGATGGCAGGGCGCGCACGCTCTGCCTGACGCTTGGCGCGCTGGCCGAGATAGAGACTGCGTTCGGCTGCCAGACACTTGGTGAACTGCAGGCGCGGATGCGCACCCTGTCGGCCAGTGAACTCATTGAAGTGCTCGCCTGCCTGCTGCGCGGCGGGGGAGAGACCGAGGCCGCGCAGGCGGTGGCCGCGCTGGGTGTGAAGCCCGCAGAGGCGGCGCGGGCGGTAGCGGAGGCGTTCCGTGCTGCCGTGGGCTGACATGGTTCAGGCGGCGGCGCGGCTGGGCATCTGCCCGGGGCGTTTCTGGCAGCTCAGCCTGCGGGAGTGGCGCTTTCTAAGCGGACAGGGCGGTCAGCCCCTTCAGAGGCGGGCCTTCGACCAGCTGATGCGCCTTCATCCAGACAAGGAGGGGTAACCGATGGACGGTTTCAATGAAGACATGGAACGGGCGGGCGAGGCTGTTGCCGCGCTTGCCGAAGGGCCGGGGCGTGAGGCGGCTGCTTCCCTGGAGGCGGCTTTCAGCGAGGCTGGGCAGAGTATCGAGGCGTCGCTGTCGCAGGCGGCGCGAACGGGAGAGGTCGATTTTGCGCAGATGGCGCAATCCGTCCTCGCCGATCTTGCCAGCATCGCGGCCGAAGCTGCGCTGGCACGCGCGGGCCTCGGTGCCTCCCAGGCCGCCTTCACGCTGAACTTTGCAGGCGGCGGACGGGAAAAGTCCGGTTCGCTGTCAACAAAAGAAATATCGAAGGCGGTCGCCAAGGCGGCCATGGTGGGCAGGAGGTTTGGATGAGCCTTGCGGACTTTCACGAAGGGCGCTTTCCTGTGGCAGCGGGGCCGGGCAGTTCCGGCGGCCCGGAATGGCGCACCGAAGCCCTGTCTCTCGCCAGCGGGCAGGAGGTGCGGAATGCCCGGTGGGCCAGTTCCCGCCGCCGGTGGGAGCTGGTGACTGCGCCGCTTGGTCCCGGTTCGCTCGTGCGGCTTGTCGACTTCTTCAATGCACGGCGCGGGCGTCTGCAGGGTTTTCGTTACCGCGACCCCACCGCGCATACGACAGCGCGGGGCGGCGGCTCTCCTGGCGCTTCTGATGAGATCCTTGGCTACGGTGACGGGGAAGAAAATGTCTTTAGTCTGATTATTGGGGGCGGGGTCTCAGTGAAGCGGATTTTGAAACCCGTCGCGGGATCGGTCCTGATCGGTGTGAACGGTGTGCCGGCCCTGTCGGGCTGGACCCTCAATCCAGCGACCGGGGATGTGATGTTCGACATCGCGCCGCCCGCGGGGGCGGAGGTCACGGCCGGCTTTGAGTACGACTGGCCGGTCCGTTTCGACACCGACACACTGGACATCAGCCACGATCAGCTTGGAAGCGGCCGCGTCGTCAGCCTTCCCCTGATAGAGCTTTCCTGAAAGCAGGATCATGAAAAACATCAATGAGGACTTCGCCGCGCGGCTCGCCGGCGGGGTGACGACGACCTGCCTTTGCTGGCGTCTTGAGCGGCGCGACGGCCTTGCCGTCTGTGTGTGCGATCATGACCACCCGCTTCGTTTCATGGGGCATGACTATATGCCCGGCGCGAGTCTGGATGCCGCACGGTTTGAAACAGCCGGTGGTCTTCGTCCCGGCCGGGCGTCCGCAGATGGTGCCCTGTCGGCGGAAGCGATCACCGAAGAGGATCTGGAAGCCGGTCTTTGGGTCCGTGCCCGCGTCCATGTTCACCGTGTGGACTGGCGTCATCCAGAAGACGGCATCCTTCTCTGGACGGGATTTCTGAGCGAGATCGTCCGTAATGGGGCGCATTTCGAGGCGGAGCTTATTTCGCTGAAGGCAGAGCTTGAGCGTCCTGTGGGACGTGTTCTCGCACGGCGCTGCGATGCGGTTCTGGGGGATGCCCGGTGCGGCCTGTCCGGTGTCGAGGCACAGAGCTGCGACAAGCGGTTTGAAACCTGTAGCGGCGTTTTTGGCAATGGCGTGAATTTTCGCGGCTTCCCGCACATGCCGGGTCAGGACTTCATCCTTGCGGGGCCTGCCACCGACGGAAATGACGGAGGCCGGCGATGAGGCGGGGAGAGATCGTGACCGCCGCGCGCGGCTGGCTCGGTACGCCCTATCAGCATCAGGCGAGCCGGCGGGGGAGTGGCACCGATTGCCTTGGCCTGGTGCGCGGCGTCTGGCGCGAAACCGTTGGTCCGGAACCCGAACCGGTGCCGCCCTATACGCCGGACTGGGCCGATCTCGGTGAGACGGACGCGCTGCATGAGGCGGCGCGCCGCTGGCTGATCGAGATTGCGCCCGGTCATGCGGCGGCGGGTGACGTGCTCCTCTTCCGGATGGGGACGGGCTGCGCGGCCAAGCACTGCGCTGTCATGACCGGACCGGACACGATCATCCATGCCTATTGGGGGCGAAGCGTCTGCGCGACGCGGCTGGTGCCCTGGTGGCGGCGACGCATTGCCGGTGCGTTTTCATTTCCCGGACTGGAGGACTAG